CACTCGATGGCTGGCGCAGGTAGCGCAAGAACCCTGTGCAGGTTCAGTCTCAGCCAATCGACACCAGTCATGCGCTACCTTTCAATGGTCGGATGAGCTGCTGGCGGCTCGATAAGCTCAGCCCTTGCATTTTCTCACAATTTGACATTTGGTCAATCCTCGTCTTCTTCCCGGTCTTCCCAGGCTTGGCAGACGCGCATGTCGTTGCAGATGAAGTTCAGCTTTTCGCAGTGCCCACGAAAGCCTGCGCCCTTGTCATAAGCTGCCATTGGGATGCGTTCGATCTTGACTTGGGCCATAAAACTGTTGTCGTAGTATTCGCAGTTTGAGCAGTGCTTGCGCCGCGCTTCCTTCTCGTCGCATTGCATGGCCTCAGCCAGCCCTGCGTAGAACTCCTTGTTCGCACCTGGCTCGTTGGTGGGCACCTCGGGGCCGTAGTTCCAGTCCTGCACCGCAATGACGTAGTTCTTTTTGTTCTCTGCGTTGGTCAGCATCGGCTCGTCAATGGGGATGCCGCCGAATCCGGCAAGCATCATTTTTGGCATTTTTGCGTAGTCCATGCGGTGCTCCTTATGTAATCTCGCGGCCAGACACGCGCAGCGTCAGTGCTGTGGCGTTGCTGGCAATGGTGCTGATAAATGCACCGGCATCCAGCTCTTGGCCGACCAACTCAGGGCACAGGTAGGTCTCGCCTGGCACCACGGTGCGGTCGTCGATGATCAGGTTGGCGTTGCCAGCGCTGCCGCCCACTTGCACCAGGTTGACGCTGAACGTGCGGTTCACCGTGTCGGTGTTGGTGACGGTGGCCTTGTCGATCAGCGCCTTGACAGCGCTTGCCGTGTATTGGGTTGTCTGAGTGGCTTCCATTTGCTTAGGAGGCACCAGGGTTTTTACGATGACGGTCATTGAACACCTCCGATGTTGTTGTTGACTGTGAGAATTATGGACGGAATACCTGGCTGCGGTGCAGCCGCAGGAAATGCAGTAACCTCGACGCTGAGATCGGTGACCGAGAACATCAGCTCAACATAATCGTTGGCCTTGAGGTCAAAAAAGTAATTCAGCGACGAGAAAATTTCAGCGTTATTACCTTGAATTCTAATTCGGCTGCAACTGTCTGTTACATCTACACCATTAAGGCGAAACCAAAAATCAAATATTCCCGTGCCGCCTGCGGTCTTATCAAGCTGGAATGATGTATCAAAGTTGTAGATGCCTTCGGTATCCACCACGATGCGCGAGGTGGGCGTGCCAATGAACACGCCATTGCTCAGGTCGGTGTTGTTGAACGTGATCGCCGTGGCTGTGTTGATGACCGTGGCCGTCTGCGTGGTTGTGTCGTAAAACGAGCCATACCGCGCACGCTTGAACTCTCTGGCTGGCGGTGTCATCTGCAGCCCTTCGACGGCTGAGGTCAGTTGAGACAGCAGGGCCATCACCTGGTTGACCTTGTTTTCCGTTGACGCAATACTGACTGCAGCATCTTGGGCCAGCGAGGCGATCTGGCCCAAGGCCAGCGTGGCCTTACCATCGATCACGGCAGAGCTGATAGCGGCCTCCTGCGCCAGCGAAGCAATCATGCCCAGCGCCTGCACAGCAGTTGCCTGGGCAGTGCCTGCCGAGATATTGATCTCCAGCACCACATCAGGCGCGATGGCGTCGACCGTTGCGAACAACAGCTCGAACTGCCTGATCTGCTGCTGGTCGGTCAGGAACTGCGCGAGCTGGTCGCGGGTCAGGTTTAGCCTGCGGGAGACGGGTGCGGTGGCCATCAGTACAGCAACCCTTCGATCTGCATCTCAAGGCGTGCAAATGCAATATGTGAATCGCTGTCACCACGGAAACGCTGGATGCGCCAGTTGCGCATGTGGCCCTGCTGGAACCATGCCAGGCGCTTCGAGGTGTTGCCGATGGTGCCCACGTAGATGTAGCGGTCCTGGCTGTAGGACAGGCCGTCCAGCGAATAGCTGGTGCTGATCTGCGGGTTGGTGCCCAGCGCCACCCGTCCGGTCAGGCTCACCAGCTCGATCTTTTGGAACAGTGCGCCCTTGCCCTCGTTGTAGGCAATGATGGTGCCAAACTCCCAGCGCACCTGCTGCCCCCAGTGGCTGCCAATGTCGTCCACCAGATAGCCGATGGTGCTGGACTGCGGGTCGCCCACCAGCCACTTGTCATAGGCCCAGACGAGGTTGCGTGCTCGGTACTGTGCAAAGCCCACCACCGTGGTGGTCAGGGTAAACCACACCTGATCGCCCAGCGCCTCGGATGCGGCTGCATCGTAGACGATGGTGCGGTCTGGCAGGTGCACGTAAAGGTGCTGATGCGACTTGTCGTTGCGTGCCTCCAGCTTGACCAATGACAGTTGCGCCTCGGTGTAGGTCAGCAGCAGCTCGTCAATCTCTTGAGTGCTGATCTTTTGGGTGGTGGCCGCTGCGCCCACGTAGATGCCTGGGGACTCGTTGCGACCACTGCCCAAAAAGGCGATGCGCTCGATGTAGACGCAGCAGGCAAAGGTGCCGACCACGCCCTTTTGGATTTGAGCGCCATCAATGCGTTGGAACGGGAACAGGTCGCCGCCGATGTTGTCGAACACCTCGACGGTGTTGCGGTTCAGTGCATAGACCTCGTTGCGCAACTTAAGCAGCGCCACCACGGGGTCGGGATCGACCTCGCTGGAGCCGTACTTCAGCGGATTGACTTGGGTCGGGTCTGACAGTTCGGTGACGATCAGGAACTCGCCGTCGGTGGTCATGAAGTAGCCATCCACCCACACCACGTCGAGCACCAGGCCAAGGTCTGGGTCGGTGACTTGGGTCAGGGTGGAGTTGTCCCAGTAGTACAGCCGCCCACCGGATGCAATGGCCAGCTCGTCGAAACTGTAGTCAAACGTTACCAGCGTGTTGACGGGCCCACCCACATCACCCAGCACGGTCACAGCGCCATTGCTGGCCACCGACACCAGCTTAGTGCCCATGACCCTGTAGCACTCGCCCTGCCAGTTGATGCCGCCTCGGTCGATGCCTGGGCCGCTGCCGTTGGCCACGAGGCCATCACCTGGCCGCAGGTAGCCGGTGCTGATGCCGCTGTTCTTGGGCACCGGCACCATGTTGACCGGATAGGACGTGCGAAAGTCCGGGCCGTTGTCCGTGTAAATGCCGTTGAGAATTGAGATTTGCATGGTTACTTCTTAGCCTTGTTTCGGGCCGAGATTTTCTTGGCCTTGGCCTGTGCGTCAGCTTTGCTCGACGCGCCCCAGGCTTTCAGACTGAGCAGCAGCCTGGTCGGCTCGCCGTCTTTGTACTCAGGGCCGGGGTTGTTTCCCATGCGCGCCAGGAACGATGCCCTGCGTGGGTTGTCGCCGGACTTGACAGGCGGCTTGATGTTCTGGCCTGCAGCCTTCAGGCTGGCGCGCCCAGCAGCGTTCAAGCCGCCTTTGGGGTTCTGCCCTTCTTTGCGCTGCCATGCCGGTGTCTTCATCGGAACCTCGCAACCTTGGCAGCCACCTTCTTGGGCTGCTTGACGAACTGCTTGCCTGCCTTGGTGCCCTCGCGCTTGGCCTTGGTGGTGGCCGCATACTCAGCCGACGACAAGGACTTGATGGCTTTTTCGGGCAGGTAGCGCTCACCGGTCTCGCTCGACGGCTTGCCGGACTTGGTGCGCCACTTTTGCGCGCCCCAGTCCTTCAGGCTTTTTTGCGGGGCTTTCATGACTTGTAGCCTCCGCCCTTTGCCTTGTACTCCTTGGCCAACAATTGCGCCTTGCGTGCAGACCACTCACCGGCAGCAGTACCCTGCACCGATGCGCCTTTGATCTGCTCAAACAAACGCTTGCGCATCGTCGGCTTGGTGTAGACCGCAGCCTTGTTGACGGAGGACTTGGGCTTGGTGGCCATCACGCACTCACGGCTTTGATGACTGCAAAGTTAAATACTGGCGTTTCTGTGGTCGTGCCGCCAGTAGTGCGGAATGTGATGTTGAAACTTCCAGCCGCCACCGCAGTGACCATCAGGTCGTACAGGTCAGTGCCTGATTTTTGGTTCACGATAATCACATCGGTTGCCGCCACGGTGCTGTTGGTCACGGTGAAAGTTGCAGCCGTAGCTGAACCCGCTGCGCTGAATAGTGTGATCGCACCCGTGGTCTTATTTAGCGTCACGCCTGTGGTTCTGCTTGTGCCTTGGGTGACTGTGCCGCCTGCGCCTGTGGCATAACCCACGCCAGCCGTGCCAGTTGATGCAATAACACCTGTGGCTGTCAGGCTTGTGCCCGTAGCCACACCGATTGCTGGTGTCACCAATGCGGGGCTGGTGAATGTTCCGGTGCTGACTGTTGGATTTGTAATTGTTGGAGTTGTCAGGGTCGGGCTGGTGTTGAACACCAACAGACCAGTGCCTGTCTCGTCCGTCATTGCGGCACGCAAATTGGCACTGGTTGGATTGGTCAACCATGCAGCAATACCCGCTGCCAAAATTGTTTCGGCGTTGATGTTGTACCAGGAATTTGTCGGCTGATAAAAGCGGTAAACAGCAGCGCACCCTGCACCCAAAGCTGTGACTGCGCCATAAATGGCAGATGCACCGTTCAGGGCAATGGTCAGCGAGGTGATCTCTTGCGTGGTGGTGATCAGCACCGTAGTGCCATCCGGCACGCCAGTGTTCAGCGGGAGCGTGATCGTGCCTGTTGCCAGCGTTCCGGCAGGTTGCAACAGCATCCACTGTTGCTCGCTGACTGGTGTCGGCACGGTGATGTTGAATCCGCTGCCAGGCACATAGAGATTGACCGCCAGCGTGGGGCTGGCAAATGTCTGCTGAAAATACTGCAGCAGTGCATTGACCGACATGCGCCGAGCGTCGCCGTTGTTCGGGGTGTAGACGGGAATTTGATCGCCAGGTGAGACTTGGCCGATGACGGGTAGTTGATTGATGGATGGCATGATGGTCCTTAGTTGTATGTCAGTGGCCCATCAGGGCCAGCGTCCACTGGGTTGTAAGGCGGTCTGATAAACGGATTGTCGTAGACGCGCCAGGGCTTGTTGCCTGCGCCTGCTGGCATGGTGGCTGGCAGTTGCTGCTCCAGCGGGAACGTGGCGCGCTGCAGCAGGGTGTCGTAGCCTTGCTTGCCGGTGGCCTTGGTCTCGGGCATCACCACCTTGCCGTAGCTCGGCGCCAGGCGCACAGCCAAGTTGCAGATGATGGCCTCATAGGCCGAGTCGGGGACGTTGGTTTCCTCATCGATGCCGCCGTCTTGGGGGCTGGACGGGATCGGGTATCCGAGCCGGATGCCCTTGCCGTTCCAGTCGGCCATCATGGCATCTAGCCTGCGCCTGGCAGTCTCAAGCTGCTCAGGCTGAAGATCAAAGGCATAGGACGCAAGGCCGATCTCTTCGAACGCTGCGCTGATAAATTGGAGCTTGCTGTAACCCATGCTAGGCTCCTTGTGCCAGTGCTGTGGCGATCAAGCCACTTAGCTTTTTGTCTGTGGTGCGACCGTTGAACGGGATGCCCAGATCGGTGGCCTTGGCCTGCAGCTCGTCGC